GATGAAGTAAATCTCGCCGGTCGGAACCTTGTCGCTCCACATAATATCGGTGCCCCAGAACTTGGGGCCGTTTTCGCTGACGGCTTGCTGCGTGTTCTGGAAGCCGACCTTGGCGAAGTTCATGCTCCAAAGCTTTTCCCAGATGGCCTGTGTGGTGACGATAAGGTCGGGGAACTTCTTGCCGAGCTTCTTGCACTCGTTCATCTTGGTTGCAAGCATCTCGTACGTGAGTGCGCCAGCGGAGGCCGTGAGGTTGGACTTGTAGAAGTAGCCAGACGGAACGCTGCGGTCGATGTCGCCGACGGTGGCGTAGTTGGTGTAATCAAGGAATTCGTGGACAGAGGTGATGGCACCTGTTGCACCAGCAACCATGAGGTCGCTTGCGAGGGTGCTCTGGAGGTTGTCCTTGATACTCTGCATGGTGACGGTCAGAAGGTTGACAATCTGCGCCTTGTCGGAGTTTTCCATAATGTCGATCTTGTTCAGCGCATTTCCGCTGAAGTAGTGCGACCAGTGGAAGTGGTTTTCGGTCAGAACATCACTCTGAACGATGGTCAGGGTGTCGGTCTTGACGTACGGGCCACCGGAACATGCCTGCGAGTTGATAAGCGGAACCTTGATGATGGAGCCACCGCTGACCTTGCGCGTCTTAGCCATGAACCGCTTGATGAGCGGGTCATCCTGATAAATGTTGTTGACGAGAGGAAGGTAATATGCCGTAGTTGCGGCATCGAGTTGACTGATAATGGACATTTGAGTCCTCCTGTTAGTTTATGCGAGCGAGTCCCAGGCCCCCTCAAGCTGGTCTCCGGCTTCCCGGAAGTCCTTGGGATGGATGGTTCCCTTTGCTGCACCCTTGGAGCCGCCCTCTACGACGGTCTTTCCACTGATGCCTTTTTTAAGTTCGTCTAGACGGGTGTTAGCCCGCTTCTCCACAATGGAATCAAGTGCTTCGGGGTGGAGGTCGTAATATGTTGCTTTCACAAGACGTACGATTTTTTCAGGTGAGTCCACCGCCTTGTCGGACAGTGCATCGACCCTCTCCTGTAGTTCGAGGAACAGCTCATCACGATCTGGGCCGGATAACTCAACACCCTCTTTTGTAAGGGCCGTAAGGCCACTTTCGAGTGCGGTATCCGTTTCACCGAGCTGTTGCTTCTCTGCGTACGAGAGAGAAGATTTCACGCCCTCTTCCAACTCCGCGAGTCTGGTTTTCAATGCAACCACTTCGGGGTCGGGTTGAGCAGCAAATGGGTCAAACGTGGGAGCTTCCTCTTTTACGGGGGGCGCCGGTGTTTCCAGTTGCTTCTTGAGTGCGTAAAATTCTGCCTTCTGACGGTTTAGGGCTTGCGCCTTCGTGTCATAGTTGACGCCGTACGAAGCCCACTTTAGAAGTTCGGCCTGGTCTTTAGGTGTCCACTCCTTCCCCGCTGCCTTGAACTTGAACTTGGAACCATCCCACTGCGCCACTTGTGAAGGGGCGTTCTCAGTTGATGATGGCTGCTCCGTTCCTGCGTCGTCGGGGGTTACAGGCTGTTGGGCCGCGAGGGCCTGAGTTTCGTCCGTATCGGTGAAGAACGATTCAGGACTTCCCGACGTTACAACGTTGCCTTTGTCTTCCAATGGCATAAATCCTCCTTAGGGATTTTTATGTCCAATCTTCGGTCAGGTATTGCCCTGCCAGTGCGTTAATCTTGTCCATGTTCTTGCCTGTCCAGACGTTGTGTTTAACGCTGTCATGCAGGGTTGAGGGAATATAAATTACGTCCTCCTTGTTAATGTGATGCCCGTCGCTGTTGGGAAACCATGAGTTCAGGAGGTTCCAACCAAGAAGGCGGCGTTTGGCGCGAGACTTTCTCCAAGACACTCCCTGACCGCCCCTCCAATTTCCAATAGATATCTTGGCGCGGGTTTCGGGAGACATAATGCGCCCCATCAGCGTGGCAGACGTTTTTGCGCGAGTTTCAGGGGATGGATTCGCGTGCGCAACGCACAACCTTGCACATGTTTCCGGCGATGCTTTATGGCCGGTAAGTGTGGCAGATATCTTTGCCCGTGTCTCGGGACTCGTAATATGTCCCTTCTGTGCCGCAGATACCTTCGCCCGAGCGACATCAGATTGCGGAACCCCCACGTGCGGATTAGAGCGTCCGGTGAGAGATGCTGATATTTTCGCCCGCATTTCGGGAGTGCGAACGAATGCGCCCTTGGGCATTAAGTCCTCCTATTGAATGGGTGGGGCTGTTGGTTCTGTTACCGGTGCTGCCGGTTCTTTAGTCAACGTCACCTTATCGCCCACGACAGCAGTCACCGTAAGAACGTCACCTTCGACGACGCCCTGTAGCGCTTCTACTGGAACGTCAAAGGTAGATGTCGGTTCAACGGGGGGCATGTCGGGGGTGTTGTTAATTGGCATATTGCCAGGGTTGATTTGTTTTGAAGCGTCGCTTGAAAGGCCGCGTGACCTGTTGGCAAGGGCGTTTCCGAGCATTTTTGCATTTAGGGCCATTTTACCTCCTAGGTAATTCCGAGCGTAGTTCTGAGTCCGGCTATCCGACGAAGTGTCTCTTGCATTGTGCTGTCCGCATTAGGGAATACTCCTTGCATGGCGGGCGGAGTCACGGGAGCGGTTGGTGCAGTCGGTACGATAGGAGAGTTTCCTAATCGCCGTTTAGCAATCTGTTGCACCAACGCACTTTTCGGGGTTGTCACGTTATTGGGTAACACCGAGACCTCCTTGTGGCGGGTTCTGTGGCGGGGTTGCCGCCTGAATCTGTGCCAGAGCCGCCGCCTTGATGCGCTCCTGTGCACGACCAATGATTCCAATGAGAACGGGGTCGCCCGTAAGTTCACCCAGTCCTTCGGGGTCAATGATTTTCAGATTGACAAACTGGTTGCCAAGGTTCATCCTCATTTCCTTGTCGGCAGGAAGGGCCTCGGAGTAACAGATAGAAACATCGAATACACTGTCCATCTGTGTAGGGTCGGGCTGCGTTCCCGCAATGTCCACCCACTGGTCGGATGTGTACCACCGCATGAGTTCTACTGCCATGAGGCCCCACAATCCAACGGCCCGCTGTATACCATCTGCCTTGAGTTCCTTGATGGTCTTGCCCGCCTCTTGCAGGGCAACGATGGCACTAGCCGCCGTCACACCACCAGAGGTCGCGCCGTAGTTGACTTGCCGTACGCCGCTGATGTCGGGCATGATGCCCTGAAGCATCCCCACGGTGTTTTGCCAAGCGGGGGAAAGGGGGATGGTTTGCAATGCCGCAAGGTCATAGTCACTCTTGTGGACAAGGCCAGGTTCGTTGGAGAGGTGGTCGGGCATGCCCTGGTCTTTAGTAATCCACTGGCTGTTCTGCGTCAGCATCAGATTGTCCAGAAGATAACCCAGCGTCTTCATAAACGACTTCTGGCTGCCCCACAGATCGCCAACCATCGACTTGCGCTCTCCAGTAGATGTATCATCGACCACGTAGTCCACAATGGGAATACGCCGGAAGGGATAGGTCAGTTCTTCATCGACAAATGGCTTCTTTGGAGAAGATGCTGCCCAGATGATGTGTCTCCCATTGGGAAGTGTCGCATCGGGGTTGTACCACGACTCGATGACCTCAACGCCCTCGGCATTGGTGAACTCGTCCTTGGCGTCGGTCTGTGTTTCTACTCCATACTTGGTTAAAACGTAGAAAGGAGAACGCAGGTGACGCACATGACAGTATTCAGCGTCATCAATGGTGTGGGCGAGGGGGTCGATAAATATGTTGAAGGGGGAAACGGTATAAGAGCCGATATTCCCGTCCCCGCCATCATCCTGTGCGTCCCAGAAGATGCCCTGATAGCCCCTGCCATAAATAAGCATATCCAGCGTGGCCCGCTTTACGTCCTCTGCCACGTCCTTGTTCTCATAAACCGCCTTGAGCGCGGTTGAGAGTAGTTCCGCCGCTGGCATATTCACAGACTTTGCGGGGTTGACAAGGATGGAAGGGTGTTTCAACTGCAACATGGCGAGGAGTTGTAAGACGTTGGGCTTGATATAGTTTATTTCTGGCTTGGACGCACCCTCATCAACGCCACCAACGTGACTCCAGTGGTCGCCGAGGTAAAAGTCGCGCCAGTCGCGGCAGTCTGATAAGTAGGAACTGGCGAATGACTTTGCGGTTTCATAATCGTCAGCGAACAGGTGCTCTAATTTAGCCATGTAACTCCTTCTTCGAAGCGGTAAAGACAACTCTGTCGGCCCATTCCGCTTTCTTCCCTTTGTTCCACTGGGCGACGGGACGGAGATAACCAACAACGCGGCTGTAGACCTCGCAGGGCTGACGCTTCACAGCGGGAATGGTGATGTTGCCTACAATCAAGTCATCGGTCACTAGAGCCTCCTCATCCAAATGTTTTCTTCCTTGTTGGCGGCAAATATCCCCGCGATTCTTTTAGCTGCAGCAGACATCATGGGAACTGGACTTACTCGCGCCCGCTCCATTTGTGCTTTGTACTGCTTCCTCCCCATGAGTCCGTACCTTATGGCGTCCATGAGGTCATCGGCTTCCTTGAGGGGCTTCCCGTTACGCCAGACATAGTTCCGTGCCTCATCTTTCGTCTGGAGGCAGGTGTCCATGAGGCAGAACTCCCCCGCGTTTATCATTCTGGAGACCTCTGAGATACCCTTGTCCACATCGTTGATGGCGGCAAGAAAGGCGATTTCAAGGCCGTTCTTCTTGAGCCACTTCTTCATCTCTGCGGCTCCCTGTGGGTTGGAGGGGTCGTAGTACACCCTGCGGACACGGTACTTCATCAGGGGTTCAAGGTTGTTCTCTACGTGCGTCTCGTAGTCGATGGCGGACGCCTCGTATTCCCTGAACTGGTACACGACCCCGTTTTCCTCAAAGAAGTAAGCGAGGGCCGTAGGGTGCCCAAACCCAAAGTCCATGCCGCACCAGACTTCGGCGTTCTCTGGAGGTTCGCGGTAGGGGATAATGGAGCCTTTTTTCAGGTCGTAGACCAGCCCAATTGCTGCCGTGAACTCTCCGAGATACCGCATCGCAAATTCTGCGGGGGCCATCTCTTTCCGCAGCCGCTCGAACTCTTCTTTTGGAAAGGCGGGATTGGCGGTAGAGGGACACTGGATAAACTTGTAGGCGGGGTTTCCGCTCTTCCATTCCTCATACGGTTCGTCTGCAAGCCATGCCTGCGTCTTCCCTGGATAGGGGGTACTTAGTCCGCAGAGCTGTCCGTCCCTCATTAGAATTCGAGACTGCAAGGCAATCCACACCTGCCTGCGGCACTGTGCTATCTCGTCGATGATAATGCCATCATACTGGCCGCCCTCAAGAAGGTCGGGTTTGTCGGCAGAACCGAAGAAGATTTCGTAGTTCGTTCCAGCGTAGCAACGCCTCTTCTCCGACCATGCACCCTTGAGCGGGGTGTGGTCAAAGTAATCTCTGACATACGGCTTGGCAATCTGTTCGACAAACTGGAAAGAAGGCTCTGTTACGAGATACCTTCCGCCGTGCTTTTTCCGCATCAGACGCATAAGCTTGATGGGGATTGATGAAGACTTTCCAGCGCCCGAACCGGCAATGAACATCAGGTAGGTCGTCAGGCAATCGTCGAGGTATTCCCTCTGAAACGGGTTGGGGTCTTCCTCAATACCACCAGTGGGAGATATTCTCCATAGTACCGGTTTGCCCTTGGCGTCAGTCAGCAAGGTGCTTTTCGCTTTCTACTTCCGTAGGCCAGTCAGGGACGGCCAGCTTCTCGTCATGCGTGGTTTCGTCTTGCAAGTCCAAAAGCAGCTTCGCAGCGGTTGTGATGTCTGCCGCCCGAAGCATGATTTTCTTCTCTTCTAAGAGCTCACTACCCCGCCTGATGATCTGAATGAGCGTGGCCTTCGCCTCTTCGCACTTATTGGCAACACCGGCGTCATACAGGCCCTTGAGGGCGAGGTCGTTTAAAACCCCTTCCATGACGTTGACCCACTCGTCCCAGTGTTCAGAGGTAGACCAACCCTTCAGGGTGGAGAGTTTGACCCCAGCATAGAAGCCCACCTTCAGAAGGGAACGGTCTCGGCCAAGCATGAGATAGCTCTCTCTACAAGCCTCGTGCTGTGCGTAGGTATACTCCTGCCGATTGAACGTCTTTCTGACGGGTTTCTCTGACAAAACGATGGGTTCCTGCGGCAAGGCAGGGATGATTTCTGGGCGGAGCTTAGACATATGGGCAGTCCTCCTATACATATATACGCAAGGTCGGGCGCCCTTTTTCCCTCTTTTACCCCTTATTGTGAATACCCTCTTCACTATCCATTCTATCGTCAGTCTGGGGGCGGGCTGCCCTGCCAGTTACTATGCCGCCTTCTTCACACAAACCTTCCGGCCTTCTTTTTTTTCCTCCGAAATCGGTGTCTCCAGACCCCCCTAAAACCTGCCTTCCGTTAGTTCCCAAGCGGATTCTTTTTTCCCCGAAACGGGCCTTCTTTAGAAAAAGGGGGCCGTTCCTCTTTCCTCTGGGGTCAGTAGGGAGGTTTCTAAAAGAACCATAAGTCCAGTCGGAGAGTGATATATCTACACCCCCCCACCCCGAAACCCTTGTAGGGGGCTGCTGGAGCGGGGAAGGCGGGAGCCCCGTGCGCATCCGCGCTTGCGCGCGCGCACCCAGGCCCACCCATGCGCGCTAACGCGCGCGCTCATTGAGAGGGCCTACAAGCGCAAGGGTTGAGGTATATATCAATGGGTGAATAGGAACGCCCTCACTGCACACTAGCCGCGCCTGGCACGACCCAATCACTGCCCTTGCCCGCATACCCGAACACGACTTAGGGAACCCCTATTGACAGGAAAGCGGATACCCGTATGATATGGACAGGCGAGCAGAACACACAGCCCGCGCCTAGAAGTTCAAGCACCTTGACAACCAACCACAGCGAAGCCACCGAGAAGCCCGCAGCAATCGCGGACTTAGGTTAAGCGGAACCCACACCAATCAGCGATATGCTGACTGGAGCCGCAAGGCTCCCGTGAACGTACCACTAAGAATGGCCCAATAGGGCAAAGGAGTTGACATGAATACACTAGCCGCCTCCCACCACATGACACCCAAAGGAGCCACCGCCGTTTTACTCGCATTCAATAAGCACGTTGGAGAGGCTGGCGGCATCATCATCATTGACCGACCCGAAGGACTCCAAGGACACTACACCACCAACCCCGGGAACATGGCGGGCCGGATGGTTATGATTGACACCTTGACGCCTCTTGACCCGCCCGAACTCAACGACCCCGCCACCCTTGCTGATGCAGTTAATACCGCACTAGACAACGCTGACTGACTGCCCGACGAGCCGGAAACGGCGAAACACGGCCAACGAGACACTCCCGCGCCGTGTCGCAGTAGGTCTCGAAACGAGACCGTCTACCCCAGAGAGCCGAGAGGCTAGGGGTTAAAGGAGCAAGCAATGAATACACTGGCCAGCGTTTGCGCACGAGACATCCAGACCGACGACCTTATGAGAGAAGGGGTATTTGCAATCCTCGGCGGAGATCATGTAGTAATGTTCAAGGACGGTTCAATGCTTCTGGACGCACACAAGGACGAAATCACCGTTACCGAAGTAATGGCGCGTCACGGCTACACTCGCTACGCGCTTATAAATGCGGGAGCCGAAATGACCTTTTGGAATCTCCGGCACGGCCTCCCTTCCGAGTTGTTCGTTCGTGAGAACGGCAAGAGCTACCACGTTGTGATGTTCACTGGATGGGAAAGCGAGAACGGGAACCAGATGAGACAACACCCCCGCTTTCTTGAAGTCGAAGACGTTACAAAGGTAGTGCAAGCCTGCAACGAGGCGGAAGAAATCAGCGACGAAGATTTAGAGGCAGTCGAAGGCTTCTAACCGTCTGACCTCTTCACGGCAGCCAGCCCCCAGGACTGGCCACCGCGAGCAGGCCAACAGCCTACCCTACAGACGGCAGCCGGAGCCGAGAGCCGGACAAGGAGAACAAGACATGAACAGCACATTGAGGGTATTCGCGCGGGATCGGTTTACCTCTGAGGTTGCGAAAGCTTGGAAGGCCGACGGCGAAGGAAACACGGTAGAAAAGCGGAGACACCTAAAAGAGGCCGACGCTATCGCCTGTTACGTTTTAGGCGCTTACTCGCTCGCTGACTTTGCCTTTGTCACTGGGGCGGCATGAACGGCGCAACACTTGAAATCTTGCAGATTGAATGGGAGAGGGCATGGATGGGTGGAGACTTTGCCACGGTGACGCGCATTGACAACGCCCGCGCGATTATAGAAGGACTGCGCTAGAGGGCCGCACGGCGGCTAGGCGCATGGGAGGTTATCATGTCAGACAACAACATAAGGGAAATCATTGACGCACTGAACGACGGGCTTGACCTCTGCATCGCTCTTGAAAAGGCCAACACAGAACATGTAGGAAGAATCAACGTAATCGAGGTAGAGGACGGCCTGCTGAACTCCAAGAACCTGCTGTACGACTTGCTGAATGAGATATAGGAAGCCGAAGATGAGACTATGGAGCGCACTACCCGCCCGAAGGCGGCGGGAGATCATCAACAAAATCCTTAAGGAGGTATGCGATGAGTAAATCACGGAACCGCTGGACATTCTACGACAAAATCGAAAAGGCTCCACGCTTTGGACGTAGAGCCTTTCTTAGAACCGACCGCAAGCAGTATAACCTTGAGAGGTACGTATGGCAAGTATGACACTCCCGCCGGTTGTGTGCCCGTGGCAGGGGTACGAGGAATGCAAAAACTGCGGACTGTACGGAGCTTGTTTCCCCTTAGAGGTGAAGCATGACTGACCGAGAGAACATTGAGTGGATTATCGACCGCATAGCCACAATGGTCAAACAGATGGAGGCGATGCAGGAAGTACTCTCAGCTATGACTAGCTGGATGGCCGCACAGCGTGAGGCGAAGCCATGAGCGAACGCCTTGAGCAGGTAATGGGCGTCGTCGCGCAATACGCCCCGCCCGAAGTCGTCCACGACCTTGAAAAGAGAATCAGAGACATCATGCAGACAGAAAAAGACGAAGCAACGCACTCTTTCCGTGAGGGCCTGTACGAATACCTCTATAGCAACGGCTCACTGGCGAGGCCTTACTAATGCAGGCGCGTAGTATCTGCGAGTTTGCTTGTGCAGTGCAAGCCAGTGACCAGTGCACACCCGACTGGGTAGGGGAACACTGCAAGGACGCTGACCTCTACAACCGTGCAAGGACACGTGCAGGAGAGTTGCCCTTGCACGTTGGATGGGACAGGCTGTGTGTCGAGATTGAACACAGTAGGCACTTCCTCTTTGACGAGCTGCCTGATATTTGTAAAATGGGAATATGGAATGACAACGCCGCCGCTCTCGCGGATTACGCCAAGCGGATAAATGAGCCGGAACTGCCCGCGCAAGTGGCGCGGCTCTGGAACTAGGGAGGCATGAGATGGGGTGGATATGGAATGCCGCTATTTGGTTTGTGATTGGTGCTGCTGCTTATTTTGTGTTTGCCATTATTCGTGAGCTTTTCCGACGGGCAAAGGAAAACTAGTGGGCAAAGATGGAACAAGCCCCAGGTATTGATCTATTTTCAGTTTGCCTCGTTCTCTTCCTTCTCGTCATGGCTTTCTTGAACGGAGCCATCCTTATCCTGACCCTCGCCGAAAAGTGGAGGGCACGCCGCTGGAGGATTAAAAAGGCCAAAGAAGACGCGAAGCTCTTTCTACTAGCGGGCCACAGGGTAAAATAAAGCAGCAGGAAGGGAAAAAGGAAAGCACTCCCTTTCCCCCCCTTGACAATCCCCTCTATACCTACGAAAGGAAAAAGGGAAGAAAAGACCCTCTCTAAGAGAGAAGCTAAGAGAGAAGTTTTTTCTGTTGTCCTTTCTTTGTTCCCATTTTTGTAGACAGGGTATGAAAATGTCTTTACCTTGAAAACGCTCGGAAGAGCGAAACCCCTGATGGTTAGTAACTAAGAAACCTTTCCACTGGAATGTAGCACCGAAAAGACAAAGCCTTCTGTGGGCATATCAATCTACGTTGATATGTCATTTTAGGCACATCCTATGCCCGCCACTGATATTTCGGAAAATTTGGTACGTTTCTATATCTTTGCCCATTTACCCCTCAAAATTAGCCCGCCCGACGGTCAGACGGGCATACCTTTGGCTCGGTTCACTTCCACCGTCAAAATAGGACAAGGTAGTATAGGGTTTTCTCAGACCCTTCACTAAGGGTTCACGATTTCCTTACTATATGGGCTTGCGGAAAACACGGAAGTACGTATACTTGTATCATAGGGTTGTAGGTTTATTTGTTAAAGGAGGCAATCATGCAAACAATCAGTCAGTACGCGATCCTCGTGAAAGACGACACGCTCCCAGACTTTGTAAAAATCTCACGCGAAGGCGAGCGCACGTTCCTTGTCAGCGGGCTGGCAACAGATATGGCGAGCCTTGAAAAGATGTTCGATGAAGCCGCGGGGGCGATGAAGAAATGAGCGAGGAAACAATCCGCACCATCACCATCAAGGCCGAGGGCGAGCTTGGCCTTACTCCCGCCGTTTCCTCCCTGCTTCAATCCTGCGTCAAGATGAACAGCGAGCATGGACGAGAAAAGGGAGACTTCTTTTTCCAGGATTTGCACGTCCAATATACTTACGCCGAGCATAAGGTGACCCACGTAAAACATGGTGGGGGACGCAAGAAGAAACTTAAGGAGGCAGATGATGACACCAATTGAGACGAGAGTTTACCCGCACGACCCGCTTTTTGTAAAGATTGAAACCCTCCTGAACTTGGGCGACGAGAAGGGTGCGATGGCCCTCTGGAATGAGACACTCAATGAACAGTTCGAGAGCGGAATTGCCTATATGAAAGAGAACATCGGCGAAGGGCATGTGGAGAACTAAAATGGCCGCGATAATTAAGAAGGCACCCCTGCAAGTAGTACGGACAAAGGTTGGGTATACGCCAGTTCTGCGGGGAGACGATTTTGGCTCGCGCACTTTTGACGAGGACAATTCTCCTTACCTGTTCGAGACAAAAGAGGCGTGCGAGGCCGCGTATAGGGTCGGCGAAGATGCCTGTATCGCCATTGCCACCGTCACATGGGAGGAACCGGCATGATAGAAATGGGCAAGCAGTACCAAACCCGCGATGGGCGGGTGGTAAGGATTCTGGCAACAGACAGGAAGAGCGCGGCTTTCGGAAGAACAGTAACGGGGCTTGTCGAGAGCCTCAATGGGAAGGAAGAAGACCCTCACTGTTGGTTCCCCGATGGAAGACATGAAGCCGAAACGTGGTCGTGCTATGACCTCATTCCTATCCCCACGAAGCATGAGGGGTGGATTGTTCTCGACACGACCGATTACGCCCTGTATTCGTCTAAAGAAGTGGCGAAGCGAACCATAGGGGACAAAACTCGCGGCCTTGTCGCTCACGTCACTTGGGAGGACTAATGGCATTTGACAAAAAGCGCCTGCGCGGCCCCCAGTTCCGCGCCGTGGAAGCCCTTGAGAAACTGGGGAGTAGTTTGGAACACGCGCAGCAGGGAATGGGAGGATACGTTCTTGTCAGCAAGCCATTTCACCAAGACCGTACCCCTTCCGTTGAAGTTTTTCCTGACGGCGGATATAGAGACTTTGCCAATGACACTGCCGGCTGGAAAGAACTTGGCCTGAAATCCTACGGAACCTATCTTGACTTGGAAGAGGCCGCCGAAGGGAGATTTCAGAAGGTCTGGAATGAACTTGAACCCTTAAGCGCAGAAGGGAGAGCATACCTGGAAGGCCGCAAGATTTCAACCGAGGGGTTAAAGTCGGACGGCCCCGCCGCGTGTTTTCCCCTCTGGCACGGCGGCACGATGGTGGGGATACAGCGCCGCTTCATTGATGGCAGAACGCCAAAGAACAGGTGCTTCGCGGGGAGTGATGCAAGTGGTCTGTTCTACCCTAACCCGCAGCAGACCGGAAAATGGAATAACAACATTCTCTTCATCTGTGAGGGTGCAACCGATTCCTACACGATGGCACCCTATGGCAATGTGGCGGGGGTATTGTCTGCATCAACGCTGTCGGGGCTGCAAGAAGTAATTCCGTCCTCACCCCTCAAGATTGTCCTTTGCTTTGACTCTGACTCGGCGGGAAAAGAGGCCGAGCGCAAGGTTCTGGCGATGTTCCCCGACCAAGAGTTTCACCGCCTGCAACTCTATGGCAAGTACAAGGATGTGAATGAACTTGTCTGTTCTGGCGAGGGGTTGGGGAGCAATCCTATTGAGCGCGATGTTACCCCCGACCTTGAGTTTATCGAGGGGCCTCGCACCGCCGCACCCTTTGGCCCTTCAAGCCTCTGGCTGGGGTTCTGGCCGCCGGACGTTCCGAAGGGAGCGCCGACCAGTTTTTCCCCGCGAGATGGGTACAGTTGGTACGTCTTTCCTCCCGACATTGACCCGCTGAAAGCGCGGGAGTGGTGCTGGACGAAGCACGTGTCCGGCTATGTGTGCAAGGAGGTATGATGCTGGTGGCCATCGTAGTGTTCAAGACAGAAAGCGGCGTGATTGGCGGTGACTTCGCCTATGAGGGCATTCGTTCATGGAAAACGCAGGGAGGGTTCTTAGTTCTCGCTCGCAGTCGCCATGAGCACATCATTGTCCCTGCGGACGCTTTTACGTCTGCCGAGATAAGGGTTGATAGGGACTATGAGGAGGCCGACAAATGAACAGCCTTGAAAAGTTGGTTCTCCCCTTTGACGCTTGTATGCGATTGACGAAGCGGGAAATTATTATTCTGGACTGTGTTTTCTGTTGGGTAATGGATAACGATGACCAGCAAGTCAAACTCATTGAGGCAAGCCGCATGATGGACATCAACGATCTTAAGGGCGAGGTTGTGTTTTTGTCTCACGCGCCCACCCTTTCGGAGTTGATGGATAAGGTAGTTACGGAATATCCAGCCTGCGCTTTTGAGATGTTGTGGTCAGACGATGAATGGGAAATTGACCTTGCCAATGATTTGCCGCAAATATGCCAAGGAGACAATGGCCCGAGCCACCTTCTAACCCTCTTCAACGTGCTTATGGAGGTGACGCCATAACCCGCGAAGACATCATACACGATTACCAGCTCGAAGACTTCGAGGCCGCCCGCCTTCGCCTGAACGAGCTGCGCGAGACGGGAGTATTAGAAAGCGACATGGGGTATGAGGCTTTGGAGCACTTCCAAGCCCATACAGACTTTTTAGAAACGATCTTGCAGGAGGCACGGTTGAAAAGGGCAGAGTTGGACGGGCTTATCTCCACGCTGGACGCCATGAGCAAGGCGGCGCACAACCAAATTAAGTATTCGTCGATAACTTTGAGCCAACTTCAGAAGAGGCAATAGGGGGTAAATGATGATAGAGATGGGAAAAAAGTATCAAACCCGCGATGGGCGGGCCGTAAGGCTTTTGTGTGTAGACGGGCCAGGAGAAGACTCCGTTATCGGCATTGTTGAAGGCGAAGATAGGCCAGACGTGTGGACTTTATCGGGTTCTTGGTATGATGGCGATCGGACGGGTTCTTGGGATCTTGTTCCCGTCAAGGAACTCTACGAGGGCTGGGTTATTATTCAGGATTGGGTGGCCCTCCCCGTAGTGCAGAGTTGCAAGAAAAATGCAGAGGAATATATCCGTCAAGCCCACCTAATAAACGCATTCCCTGCCTTAATCAAATGGGAGGCCTAATGCCAGACGTAAAGAACGTTTATACCGAGGAAGATAGAGACTTGGTTTCCATGATGGTTATGGATGCCATCGCCGCAGGCAAGACCAGCGGGGTTTGGGAAGAGATTGCCGCTGAAATCGGAGTGAGTAACCCCGACGCGGTACGGAAGTATGCTCGTTCCCTTGGCCTTCCCCCCATCAGGTTGAACAAGCAGGCGCTCGAAGCCCTATGGCAACGCCCGCCTGTTCCTGACCTCGCAAGTCAGGTTCTCCACATTGAAGCGGAGAGGGTGGGCGTCAGTGGTGACAAGCACGAACCCTTTATGAACCGTGATTTATTTTACCGCTTTCTCGACACTTGTCAAGGGTGTGACACAATTATCGACCTTGGCGACGACGGGCAGTACGACGCCTTTTCCAAGTTCGCATCCCGTTCTTCCGGCTCGGACGATCTCGCGCAGACGGTCGAGTGGATTGAGCAGGATATTGACCTTGAACTCCAGGTAGCAGAACGGGTCGTGAAAATCCCTGGCAACCACGACTTCTTTCTCTCGCGCATTACCAACGGGGCACTCAGCCCGTGGGCCTTAATCAACACATGGGCTAAAGCCAAATACGGCGACAGGGTAGTATTCAGCCAGTTCCCCATCGCCTATCTCGCGCTCGGCAAGCAGAAGTGGGTTCTTCACCATCCCGACAGTTACCGTGTCGTTCCTGGAAGCGTAGCGCGGGAGTTTGCTGACGAGTACAGTTCTAACACGATTTGCGGGCATAGCCACGTCACCAATGAAAGCAACAGCAAGGGCGGGTATTGTGCCATTGACGTGGGCGGGCTGGTGGACGAAAGGAAGATGCCCTACAGGTACTACACCGACAAGCCCTACTGCAAGTGGGTTCCTGGGTGGGTTGTCCTCACTCCCACTAATCACAGTTTGACCAAGATTGACCCGTTGGACGGCACATACGGCACGTCGTCCATGCTGAACTAAACGATGACAGACGAACAGAAAGCAAGGTTGTCTGTGGCACTAATGGGGCACACGGTATCGCCTGAAACCCGTAAGAAGATTTCTCTTATAAATACCGGTCGTGCCCAGTCTCCCGAACTGCGGGGGAGAAAATCCGCCACGTTGATGGGGCATACGGTGTCCACGGAGACTCGCGCAAAGATTTCTTTGGGGAATATGGGAAATACAAAATGGTTAGGTTCTCACCATTCGGCAGAAACTATTGCCAAAATCACCGCGTGGAATCGAGGCAAAATTGTTTCTCCCGAAACGCGGGCAAGAATATCTGCTGGTCTGTGGAAGGGTGGCCAGATGATTGCCAACGGGCGACGTCGTGCCAAACGTCGCTCAATGGGGTATGTCTTTCTAAACAAATGGTTTTCCGGCTGCGACGGCCACCATGTGGACAATGAACAAATTATCAATATGCCAAGGAAATTGCACCGAGGCAAAGGAAACGGCCACAATCATTATACCGGAAGGGGTATGGCTCGAATGAATGCCATTGCATACAACTTTCTTTTCAAACAAGAGGTCGAAGCGGCCTTAGGGGTGAACTGATGAAGATAACCATGGAAGGAAAGTACCAGACAAGAGACGGTACTCCAGTAAGGTTGCTGGCAACAGACCTCAAGACCACTCCGCGCCCCGTTGTTGGAATTGTAACCGACGCTCAAAACTATGATTCGGTTCTTACGTGGAATCTAGAGGGTTTTTTAGATGAGGACGGCAGACACCGCCCCCTTGACCTCGTTCCGGCACTCACAAAATATGGGGGTTGGGGCGTGGTAAACAAACAAGGGGAACTGATTGCGGCCTTTTCCGACAAGGACGCATGGTACCGTGCTAGCATCCGGCGGGACTTGTTTGGCGGCGACAGTGTTGTCCGCCTTAGTTGGGAGAACTGACGTGGCCGCACTCAATCCTATCGAGGATTTCACCGAGAAGATGTCCGAAGAAGTCGCGGAGGGAAGAATCAATTCCTCTGCCGAGGGCATGGTTTCCCTGCTTTCCCAAGTTCTGAATGGTGCACCGAACGCCACAGAGAAGCTTGCGGGGGCGTGTTATATCCGCTCTTTGCAACGCCGCGACGTTATCTATGGTACGTGGCCGAAGCTCGACCGCACGAACAACTAGGGGGACACAATGAGTGAAGAGCGGCTTGATTTTATTCTGGACGGTATTTGGGACGAACTTATGACTATGAACGCTCTCACCGCATTGAAGTTTCAGCACGACCCGTGTCTCTCTTCGGAAGAGAGGGGGTTCGTGGCGGGGGTTGCCAGTTCGGTCATTGAAGCCGAAGCTGATGCCCCCTTTCCCCATGGAGGGGAGGACGAGGAAGGGGAAGTCGGTGGCTGCTAAGTTTGACCAGTTTGCAAATAGGGCCGCCCAATTTACCAGCAACGTCACCAAGTTGATTCGACAGGGAGCGCACGGCTGGATTCAATGGAAAGGAACGGACGTGTGCATGGACTTCAACTGCGGCAAGTGTGGCTACCGAGGGCATATTGATGACGAGTTTGTTTACTACATTGAGTGCCCTGAGTGCCACGCCCTCTACGAAGTCAGCGGCTTCGTTGAAATGATTGAGGCGGACGAGAGCAATAGAAGCAGTGCCAAACATTGCAGGGAGGACGATTGAAAGCGTGGGTTCATAGCGAGCACAAGTTCGCCGACGCCCTTGGCCTCACCCGCCTTGAGCACTCGAAAACAAACTGGGGGGCAGTGTGCCCTGACGCACTTGGGGGGCTAGAGTATAAGGGCCCCCCGCTCCTGCTGGAATCCAAGTCGCGCAAGAGTGGCTTTCCCAAGCTGATTCAGGACGCGATGGCGCAGGCCCTCTCGTATAAAGAGTGCAAGGGGAGGGTGCCGGTGGTGGGGCTGCATAGAAATGGTGGACGTAAAAACGAGGACTGGCTTTGTGTCCTGCAACTCAAAGATTTTGTGGAGATAGTTAGTGCATGGGATGGGAGGTTCTATGAGAAAACTGGGTAAGGTAGTTTTTATGGGCGAGGCGGAGTACTGGACAACACTTCGCCGGACGAGTGATGACGACGATAAAATGTTTACCGCTGGAAACAATGCGGGGAAGTTTCACAGTGCTGGCGGGTATAGTCATACCTTGCCGAAACTGAAAGAACAGCTTGCCAACGCGACCGCCCTGCTTGAAAGGTGGCGGCCTCTGGTGGAGGCTCTTGAAACTCACAAAGGACAGTACACGGAGGTTCCATGAAGTGGTCAAAATCTCGCAAGCATTATTCTGACTACTGCGCTTGGCAAGACCTCTTTAATGTTATGGCCGTGACGCTGGTTCTTGCCATCATTGCTACGTTCGTTGTTGTCCTGTTGCTTACATTCATGAACCCAAGGCTGGTAACGGCGGGCGACATTACAAACTTCAGAACAGCTCGCAGAATGGCAGCCGAGCCGGTAAAGATTTTATACATGGAGATAACCGCCTACAGCCCTACTGTTGCACAAACTGACGCTAGCCCGCTCATAACGGCATCGGGAAAGCGGGTGTATGTCGGGGGCATTGCGGCAGACCTTTCCGTATTTCCATTTGGAACAAAACTACAGATCCCTGGCTATAACAACGGCGATCCCTGTACCGTCATCGATACTGGCTCTGCTATCAAGGACAACAAGTTGGACGTGTTCATGTATTCGGCGCACGAGGCAACCCACTGGGGACGGCGTAAGAACGTACCCGTGCGGGTGCTGTTCGAGCCGAAGGTGACGCCATGAGAAAATCCATGAACGCAGCGTGCTGGGACTGTAAGTTCTACCTCGCCTTGAATGGCGTTTCCATGTGCTGCGTCACGGCGAAGAACGTAAGAATTGCCATGATGCCGATGCGGTGCGAAAAACAGGAAAAGGTGAAAAATGCCTGAGCGCGTCAGCAAGCAAGAGGAGCTGGCTGTTTTAACCTGGGCTGTTACCCACCCCAAAGACGACATACCGCTTGTCCCCTTGGACTTCTTTTTTCCTGACCATCAGTTGATGTGGAAGCTCATTAAGGCGGGCTTCAATGACAAGGTGCGGCTGGAGATTGAGCTTGCCAAGGTCAACAAGGCCCGCCTCGTGGACGAGTTGTGCGTGGAAGTCGTTGACATAGAACCTCTCTGGCAGGACTTGGCGCAGAAGGCGCAGGGGCGTGAACTCATACGCATGCTTGAAAGCCAGCAGGAGAACCCCGACCCGTTAGCCATCGAAGCCTTTATCCAAAGCATGAGGACGGTCGGGCAGGCGAAACCCATCAGCCAGCTCTTCAACATGGACGAGATCGAGGGGCTGTCGAAGATGAGGATTTTTAAGACCGGCTTCACTACCCTTGACAAGTTTACCAAGCTGATGAAGGGAGAGTATTGGGTGCTGGCGGGGGAGACCTCTCACGGCAAGACCCAGATGGCCCTCAATATGGCGGTGAACCTTTGCCGCAATCAGGGCGCGAAAGTGTTGTTCGTCAGCCTGGAAATGACATACTACCAAATCTTTATCCGGCTGGTCAATATGCTCTACGACTTTCCGCTAGATCAGTGCGACTACGGCAACCCGCAGTTTTTGTCCTTCTTTTATAAGATGTTCATCGAGAACGAGTGGTTGAACAACCTGTGGGTGCAGGAAAGCTGCTCCAACGAACTCTCCGCCGTCCTCGGCTATATTCGTCAGGTCAAGCCAGATGTGGCAATCATTGATTACCTGCAACTGATTCAGATTGGTGGAAACTCGGGGGAAGAGAAGGTGGTCAATCAGGTAACGACCACGCTCCGCGCCCGCGCCCAGCACCAGCCCATTATTATGCTGTCACAATTCAGCAGGGGGCAGCCAGGAGACGAGAAGGCCAGTTTGCGGCGGCTCAAGGGCAGCTCCGCCGTCGAGCAGTCCGCCTCCGTCGTGGTCTTTGTAGAAGCAGAGACAAAGGGCCTCGACCCCGAAACGCAAAGGGAAAAAAGGGCGTGGACATATCGCCTCGTGAAAAACAGAAATTGGGGTACGACTGCCGATTATCCAATAAATATGAACGCGCATTACGGGAAGATGTCAGAGGAGGTGATTCAATGACGAGGGTGGAGGATTTGCGAGGAAGCGTTATCGCCGGACTTAACTATCGGATTGATGATTGGGCGACAAGCGAAGAGGACGAAGATGCGGGTCACACCGCAAATGAGAAAGAGGTTGACGCCCTTATCGCCGCTGCCCATGCAGAAGGGGTTGCCGAGGGCGTAGAAGAAGAGAAGAAATTAAAATGGGAAACCTATCTCGACTTACTTCACGGCAATTACCTTATGTATCTTGGCCCAGCAAAGAACTTGCCCACGGTCTACGGAGACTCACTGCCCCCCAAGGAGCCGTAATGCAACGCCTTGGCTTTGTGTACCGCGAGGACTTACGGCTCAAAGACGAGTTCGGCCCCATGGTGGAGGCATGGATGAACAACACGGGGCACATTGACCGCCGCATCCTATCCCAAGATTGCCTTCACGACCTCTTAGTCAACTGTGCGTGGTGGAAGGGGAAAATGGAAGCCGACTATAACCGCTATCGCGGGTCGTATCTGCCCACCGTTGCCTTGCACGGCGACCTAATGGAGACGGGGAATGGGTTTCGCGTTGTGGACAACTAATACATGACCACGATTCACTGTGGCGATTGTCTTCAAGTCATGCCCACCCTTCCAGAAAATAGTGTGGACAGCATTATAACAGACCCACCCTATGGTCTAGATTTTATGGGTAAGTCGTGGGATCACGGTGTTCCTGGCATTGAGTTCTGGCAAGCCGCTCTCCGTGTCGCCAAGCCAGGGGCAATTCTGATGGCCTTTGGAGGAACTCGCACCTTTCACCGTCTTGCCTGTGCCATTGAGGATGCAGGTTGGGAGATACGCGATTGCATGATGTGGATTTACGGAAGCGGATTTCCAAAATCGCTGGACATCAGCAAGGCGATTGACAAGGCGGCAGGGGCAGAACGCACAATGCGAGTTGATGAAAGATGGGTTGAACGGTATCCAAATGGCCCAGGTGGCAATCTTGCGCCGACATCTTTCGCATTGCCGAGGATTTCAGGGCATCCGATTATGACCTCTAACCCGATAAGCGATAAAGCCCAACAATGGAATGGTTATGGTACTGCCCTGAAGCCCGCATGGGAGCCAATCATCGTTGCCATGAAGCCCTTAGAAGGAACCTATGCCGAGAACGCGCAGAAGTGGGGCGTGGCAGGACTGAACATTGATGGGGGAAGGATATCTCTTCTTGATGGAGAAGTTACTGGCGTTCCTATCCATCAAAAGGCTGGAATAAAAGGAAGTGGTGGTTGGAAGAACACAAGCCCCGCTGGGACTGGTAGCGTTACGGATGACTGGAAGAAGGGTCGTTGGCCTGCCAACCTTGTGCTTGATGAAGAGGCGGCAGAGTTTCTGGATGAGCAGAGCGGGGAAAGCAAGAGTTGTCCCGACAATCGCGATGAGGACAGTTCAACGGGCAACACAGGCATATATCGGACAGGCTGGAAACGGAAACCCAATGGTTGCAATGATTCCGGTGGTGCTTCCCGCTTTTTTTACACATCGAAGGCATCATCAAGCGAGCGGAACGCGGGGCTGGAAGATTGCGAACCTGAACGTGACGCTGACCGTATCAAGGACGACGGGGTAGGCGGCGACAACCCGCGCAACCGAAGCAACAATGCCAAGCAGAACTTTCACCCCACCGTCAAGCCTCTCGACCTCATGCGCTATCTCTGCAAGTTGACGCGGACTCCGACAGGCGGTGTTGTTCTTGACCCCTTCATGGGTTCAGGTACGACAGGGATTGCCGCACTTCTGGAACATCGGGATTTCATCGGGATTGAGATTGACGAAAAGTATACGGAGATCGCAAGAAAGAGAATTGCGGATATGGAAGGGCCGTTATTTGCGGTAACGCCGGAGGTGAAACATGGCAATTCTTATCTTTACAATTGACGCGCTTCTTTTGGGGGTGGCGACATGAATTATGGCACCCATCGTTTTTGGTGGTTCCGTCATACCGCAGACGGTCATCATCACGGCGACCATATTCATATTATTTCCAAAGTAACATCGCGGAAAGAGGTACGGCAGATTGTTACTGATGACATTATTTCTAAGGAGGCTGACCATGACTAAGGTAGAAGAACTACGCAAGGGAATTATACAACGATTAAACAATCCAGAGGGGTTGCAAGAAGAAGAAGTTGATACCCTTATTTTTTACGTTCAAGAGCAGGAAAGGGAGAGGATACGGAGCGGCAGCAAATATTATGACTACCATGATGATGAAAGGTGGTGTGGCCGCCCCGATGGAGACCCCGCGAAGGCATTCTGGACTGTTCCCGTATCTATTCTTGTCTCGGAGGAGAAATCCTGACCGTTGAAGAATTACGGGCGGGAGTAATTGCGCTCGTTACGATGCCTTCTTTGATAGCGCACGACCCCATAGATACCGAGGCTGTTGCTCTTGTTGATAAACTTATTACCCTTGCCCGTGCCGAGGGGTGGAAAGAAGGGGTAGAAGAAACCACAAGTGAACTTAGTCAAGAACCCGACTACGCCGACGGCAGCGATAGCGGAAGAACATGAGCTTGACAATCTCCCCCACTTCACTCTCAACCTTTTTGGACTGCCCCCTTGCGTGGCGACACCGCTACCTTGACCATTGGGAAGTTCCTGACGCGGCCCCCGCTCTGGCGGGCAGTTTCCTCCACAAGACCGTCGCCGACTTCTTAACGGGCGGGCCGCTTCCCTTGTGGGGCGACCTCATGGACGAGATTTCAGAGAAAACGGACTCCGACCCCTTCGCCGCCAAGGAACAGGCAGAGAAGCAGTGGGGCGTCTGGTCGGCAAACACTCTCTTCCGCGCCCCCGATGGGGTAGAGATTGAGATACGGACGGACGACCCGACCCTGGGGCACGTTCACTGTTTCCTCGACTACGTTCAAGTTCCCGTCCTCGTTGACCACAAGTTTGTCGGGAAGCTGGGGCGCAAGAAAGAGGCGTTGCAGTTGGCCTTCTACCGCCGCTTTGCCCCCTGCACGACGAGGTGGGCGTATGAGCTGATCAGCCCCGAAGAGTACAAAGTTCAGTGGGCTAGTGTGCTGGAAATGGATAAGGCCGACGCCCTGATTGACGCGACCCTTGATTGTATCAAGGAAGGCGATTTCGCAGCCGCACCTAAGCAGTATGGCCGCGATCCGTTCTGTGTATATTGTCCATTTTGTGAGAATTGTGAGGAGGCAAAGAGATGACAAAAAAAGAAGAGAAGGCAAGGAATAAACTCGTAGATAGGATATTTCAGCTCATCCATGACCAACTTGATATTGATGACGTGGAAAGCCAGATGGGGGGCGAAATCTTTGATGCCACTATTGAGGAGTTTTATCAAATAATCAAGGCGGGCTAGTGTAATTTAGCCCTTGCAGGAAATACGGAAGTTCGTATAATAGTAACATAGGATATACGGGCAAGTCGCTATCGGCGCACCGTAATAGGAGGTTCAAATGGGAGAATCATATACAGCGCGTGAATGGACTGTACAGGTAATCGTGGACAAATATGGCCCGTCTCCCAAGACGGGTTCAAGCAAGCTGACCTTCACCGCAACCGACGGCAACGTTTCCACTACCGTCAAGCGGTGGTTCAAGAAAGACGAGGAACTGTGGACGGCTGGCAAGAAGTTCACTGCCGCGCTTGAGGAAGTCACCAATACCTACGGCACCGACCTCATGGTGAAAGAGGACAAGCCCGCTTTCGGGGGTGGGTTCAAGAAGGATGACCCTCAAAAGGAAGCCCGCATCATGCGGGGCAACGCCCTGAACGCGGCGAGTTATCTGTTCGCGGGGAAGGGAAAGGACTGCCAGGGCGCGATGTGGGCAACCTTCCGCGCAATGGACGAGTTCCTGAAAACGGAGAAGCGGGTTAGAATGTCCACCACCGAGCAGCACGCGGCCATCGTCAAGATGTTCAAGGACGACATTCCAAACGCCCGCGCCGCAGTGTGGAACAAGTTCGGGCGGGAGTATATTGAGGAGCTCTCGTTCGAGGAGGCGGCCTCTTTTCGTGGGGAGTAGCGATCCCCGCCTAGCCCTTCTTCTTTGGACGTTTGACGCACATGAAGTATAGCTGGTGGTTCCCTTAAAACACATCCGTGGCAGGAATGCTGACGAAACCTTAATTAGACGGGTAACGAGATGCGGAATGGGTACGTCTAGCCAGCAAGTCCGGTTCGGACTGAGTTACCAGCTTCCGATTAAATGACAGGACGCTCTCTTAAGGAGCGCAAGACTGTCAGCCGGACAATTAAAACGAGCCAGTGTAATATATTCTAAGGAGGTCGACAATGACAACAGTTGAATCACTTTTCGTCGGCGATGACAGGTTGTTTGGAGTAGAGATTGTGTTCAAGGACGGCAAGACGGACTATATAGACCCCGTGGAAAATGGCGGGGTTAGCGAATCCAACGATGAGTACTTTGTGTGCAACGGAGCGTTCACCTATCCATACAAAAAGGCGGATGTTGCCGACTTGCGCCGAGTCAAGATTTGTCAGAGCTGCTACTACGAAGTCGAAAACTGTCATTGCAATATAGAGGGGGTTGGCAATGACAACAGTTGAGGAACTGAGTGAAGGAGGAAATTATGGGAACCTACAGTCAAGGAGCTAAGGACTTTAGTAAGCACATGAAGCGGTTGGTTCTCGACGGCTTCCCTTCCGCATTCGGCGGCAATACCGAGGTAGGGCATCACCTGCTGCGGCGGCTGAACCACCCCAGCCAAGTGAACGATCCCCGCGTCATCGTTCCCGTCACGGCGAAGCAACACGACCAATTTCATGCCAACCCGCCGACCATTGTGTTTTTAGGGTTTTCCCTAGACAGGAACAACGAGATTGTCGGAGTCCTGTTTGATTACCACGGCAAGGAGTATGGGTGGTTAAATAGAAAGTGGCTTGAGGCATGGAAGGCGATAGATTAAACACTAAGGCCCCGCAAGGGGCCTTTTCCATTTCTACTGTGACAACTTTTGGCGGGTTACTGTGACATCCAACTCAGAAAGTTAACAGAAACCGCAACAATTTGACATGGAGGTATCCGGCCTTTCCCGAGGTGTCCAGAAACCATTTATATATAGAAATGGGGAACGGAATGACCCGCTCACACTTTAACGGTGCATAATCTGACCCCGACCTACACTTTCACGGTGCTAACGTTTTGCTGGGGTCAGCAAGGCGTGACGAGTTGTCATAACCCTTAAGATTTTCTGAAGTATTCGGTATTTCCTAAGAGATCGAACCGGCTACAATCCGTAGCCATTTTGCCGACGTGGACAAAATGGTGGACACCGCCCTGCAACTTGTAAGGATTACTTGTGAGTTCAAACCAAATGACACTATGATGTGCTGGTTTGATTGCCGAGGACGCACATCATAGTGTCATTTGGAGTGCAAGAAAGTCAGCAACTCACTTGCTAAAAAGTTGCGAGAACGTAGGGATTGTGTACATAAGCGAGGAAAAGTTGCCAGTATGTGCATTATTTGCACATCTGATCTGCATACGGTTGAGCGTATCTAATGCAAATCATAATAAGAATTCCACTATTATCGGAAAGTGGCAATTTGCAATAATAAGGACACGCACCCTTAACTCAATTCACGTTTGGTGTAACACGGTTCGTGTTATTCCGATAGAATAATTCCAAATGGATAATTCCGCACTATGCCAAATGATTGTGCCAAACCCTTAAATAGGAAAACCGCATCATTGTTAACGATGCAGCAATATTTGCTTCAGTTTTAGGCAAGAACTTTAATAAAGATGGATTAAATCTCACTCCACCTGAGAGCCAACTGGAGTAGTATTGATGCAGCAGCTTGATACTCATGTTTGGTGCTGGTATAAAATATCCGCTCTGCCTACGCTTTCGTCAACTAGCCGCCAAGGGGGATATGAAAAGACCCCCAGTCACGGAACGGGCTGGGGGTACGAGAGGCTACCGTATTCTAGCCTTATGGTCCTGGCTCCTTAGCCTGCCCCCGTAGAACTAATCTTGCGGGGTACGATTGTGCGGAACGGCCCTATTGAAAGCCGCTAAAGCCCCGAGACTGACATCTCGGTGTTGCCTCTCTGGGCAACGTGGTCACCGTGTTCTGACCCTATGGACCACACGTACGGAACTGGCTGGATTTGCCCCCCATTCTAACCCTCGGTAGGGAATACGGGTGCCAGGGTACTATTAGTGCTGGCTCGCTGGCCTGCCCCCGTAGGTCGAACCTTGCGGGGTACACATTTCAGAACCTGGCGCGTGCCCTTTGGCACGGCTTTAATCGCGAAGGCTAACCCTTCTATACTATTATACGGGTTTTAGTGTTTCCTGCAAGGGGTACACTGGCCCTTTTTCTTCTTTTTATTCCGCTCCACCAATGCTTTGACCATTTGCTTGGATACCTGATAGTTGTTGTCCTCATCAAGCCCGCATCCCGTCAAGTATTGGAGACAGTGGAATAATTCATGGGCTATCGCCAGGCGAGTTCGGTACTGTGACATTTTCTCCATGATAAGAACCTCAACCGTTTGATAGCCCTTTGTTCCAGGGGGAACGTTGGTCACTCCCTCTGGTGCTTTCCCGTCTGGTTCCTCCCCGACAGAACGGGGAACGTCCTTGTAAGCCTCTAAAAGCTTTGCGGGTACTTTCTCAACGGTTATCACCGTGTATTTCATGGGGCCAGTTCCTCATAATTGCCCTTGGGCCGCCAACTGAAAGGCCCGAACTTCTTGATGCCGTAAGTCTCGGGGTTCTCCGCGATGGTCGCAAAGGTCATAATGATGTTGTCTGTCGCGGTAGTCATGTAGACCTTTGCGTCAGCAGGGTATGTCTTGGCGTTGTGAATGAGTTGTCCAATCGCACTAGCCCGCCCGTTGACAAAGTGCTTGAGCGCGGCGTTGCTCGACCTGCTGGTGGCATCTACGAGAGCGTAGAAGTCATCGACAGCGGCGTTGCTGCTTGTTGTGGGGTCTTTGACAATGAACCGCTTGGTGAGAGGGGAGGCTTGTGTAGACGTTCCCTGCCCCACCATGTCGAAGACGTACTGTACCTGCGAGGGAATGTCCGCTAAGAATGACCGCACCAGAAAGGCCGCTTGCCCCTCGTCCATTCCCGTCTTCATAAGGGCGGCTTCCAGTGGATTTGCGGGGGGTGTACCGACGGCTGCCGTTACTGCTGCCCCAGTAAAGAAGTTCAGGTTGTACCTATATTGCAGGAAGGTATTGAGGGCGGGGGGTAGAAAGAAGTTCTCCGGCCCGGGGAGAACCGAAACCGTCTGCCTCGCAATGTCTAGTGGATCGCCCCTGTATCCGAGTACGTAGTCTGTTGCGGCCTTGATGGGCTGGAACCCGATGGGAACGGGGAGTTTCACCCACCCGCCCGAAGGGGTCGGAAAGTAGAAGTACGAAGCGCGGTCGCGCAGCAACTTGTACTCTTTTTCTTTCCCCGCCTCTTTAATGGCGAGGGCGCTGACAAGGGTAAAGATAATCGTGGCAAGATTACGCCCCGCTAGTTTCTCGGTAGCCTGTTTGCCAGAAAAAGTTCCGCCCTTGTCGCCGATGGGAAGTCCGTAGAAGGTATTGCGATAGGCCACCCGCATAACGGCAATCGTTGCTCGTATAAAGGGAATACAACTGGGGATGAAGTCATTGAAGAACGTGCCGTGCAGGGCGAAGAAGCCAGTGGAGGCAAAGTAGCCGTGCAGTTGGTCTAAATACGTTCCGCCTCGGTCAAGGATGCTCTCCGCAATGACGGAGCGGGTAAGTGATTCCCCTATTTCGTTGGGGTAGGTTATGATAGACGTAATGGTTTTCAGCGCCTCGATTGCCCTTGTTCCCTTCGACATCATCGGGTCGCGGTAGGAATCGAACCACTGCGACAGCCCTGGACTCTTGAACGCCCGAACCGTTCCCCTGGCCAGGCCCTTTGGGGTGAAAGGAACCGCCCCCACTCCCTGTATCGTGTCTCGCATGATATTATAGAGACCGAACGCGGGGTTAAGACCCGTAGCAAAAAGACGAAGTGCGGTTGTCGGGAACTTGACCAGCCACTTTTCCCATGTTGGAACTTCTGGCTTGGCAAGGGTCAGGTTGTGAACCGACTTGGTGACGTTCGTGTCGTGGACGTCGTAAGCCCTGTCTACCCCGTTTTCTTTCAGGTGGACGACGCTGTCGGAAAGGACGGTCGTTGCCACCTCGGAGTTCTTGTTTGACCTTACTGCCTCCCGCTTGGCATTGTTGATACCCTGCGCTCTGATGGCGTCACGATAGACCGCCAATAATCCAGGAAGCGGTTCAACAACCTTATCAAGTTCGGTCAGGCCGTGGGTACGTTCCAGCGGGGCAACGCCACCACGGTCAAAGATGTCCGTTCTTCCTGCCGAAAGGGAGACATAATAGTTAGGATGCGCCTTTTCATTGGCATAGGTTTCAGGTGAGAGGAATTGCCTGTAGAACTCTGGGAGGAGTGCGTTAGCTTTTCCAAGCTCTTGCGCTGCGGCCATGTAATCCACGAACAACTGCGGCTCGTTCTTCTGAAAGTTGACCAAGCTCATTCTCGCGTCGTCGATGTGCTGTTGCGCGAGCTTCATCTTGTCGGGGTCGAGTCCTGCGGTTGCCTCAATGGGAATACCCGCCCGCTGCAAGTGCTGGAGAAACTTGCCGTAGTTGGGGCCGTACTGTTTAAGCTGGCGGTTCAAGATGGCGGGGGCAAACTCTCCCTCAACGGGAACTTTGTTCCCTGTCTCGTCAATGTAGAAGGGTCTGGCGTATTCCTCTCTCAGCACCTCGTCGGCCTCTATCGCCATCGTCATCCATTCCGCTCCGGCGGGAGTTTTCATTAACCCGTCGAACTGGTTTTCATACCGGCGGACTTGGAGGTCTCTCCCTTCCTTGAACTTAGCCATGCCGGAAAGGGAGGTGTCGGTCGTTCCAGCAGTATTCTGAACGTAGTTGTCGAACCCCTTGCCAGTATTACTAACACTTTTTAACACGGTGGGGCTAGTGACGCTGGTCGTTCCGTTCAACTCTATTTTTGAATAGTCAATGAGGCCGTGCGCGGGAGAGGCGTTTCCGAGTGAGGGGGCCGCCGCTGGCGCAGAGGTCGAAGTCAAGAGTGAAGTAGGAACGGGATTTGCCACGCCGTTTTTAGTAACTGCCGCAGCGATGACCGTATCAAGTTCGGCCCTATGGGTGTTGATGGTTTCTTGGGCATTGGCAATAGCCCCCTTAACCGTGGAAGAAGCCCGCCCAAGTGCGTAGCCCGATTGAGCTTCGGTGACAATATACTCATTGTACTTTGGATTATCGGCCACGATAGTGCGGACATAGTAGGTATGGGAATCGCCCTTCAGTTGAAGTGCCTTTCCCGTGTTTGTTTTCCATACCCCTTCATCGCTGTTGGCATAACTTCGGAAAGAGACCTCTCCCGACCCAAGCCGATAGGTCACGGGGGTCTTA